TTACAGGGTTGTAGGGGCTGATGCTGCACGCACCGTCAAAGGCAATAAAGCCATCCTTCCCTGCACCACGCCCTACCATGGCAAACACAATCTTCCATCTGGGGCGGTTGTTGGATTTCCAATAGGTGCAGTCCCAAAGGGCAATCAGAAACTCCTCCCACGGGAACAGCTTTTCAAAACTGAAATACTTAGCCAAGCCCAAATATTTCTCCAGCTGCTCTGTATCCACATAAATTTCCTCTGTCTCAAAGCATTTTCGCACATGGGCGGCAAGGGCTTTCTGCTCCTCGCAGGCAATGCCGTTTTCGACAAGCTCAATGTATTCCAAAATATAAGGATTTAACTCACAGCTCATCATCCTCACCGCCTGCCGCAGCCTTCGCCTTAACAGCCTGATCTTTAAATCCGAGCGCCGCCCAGATGGAAAGCATCTGACTGGAAACTCTCGTTGCAATGGTCAGAGATTTGTTATCCGTGGTGCCCTTCTGGTTCTCGCCGTTCTGGTATTCAATGAATACACCACGCTCCGAAATATCATCATTCAGCATTTGCAACCAGCACCAAAGGCGCATGTATTCGTCCACTTTATCCTTGTATGGCTCCGAAATTAAGCCCCTGCTTTCCAAATCATCCTCAAGCTCTTTTTTCAGTGCCTTATATTGTTTTGTTTTTTTATAATCCTTCTTTCCTGCCATCCTTTTTCACCTCTTTTTTGCCATCTACCACACCCTCATGCGCGTATTTTCAATTTTTCTGAATTGTCGCAAGTACAACCCGACCGAGCCAAAATGCCAAAACCCCGTTTTTTTCGAGGGGGGGTATCATATTTTTCAAATCAATCCCACCTCTCCTCAGTAATTGGCTTCACAGTCTTTCCGTATCGGTATCGCACCGTCCGCTCCGGATGCAAGTCCTCATGGCACTGCCTGCATACACTGACAAGCTGTCGCTCCTCTCCATCCCAGATAGATAACGCAAGGTCGGGTCTGTCCTTCAGATGCTTGACATGATGCACAATGTCTGCCCTGCGATACCTGCCCTTCCGCTTGCATATCTGACATTCATGGTTGTCCATCCGCAGAACCTCCGCTCGCAGCTGCTCCCAGTCCTTCCAGTGATAGAAGGAATCCACGTTGTCGGTGGAAATCTTCTCCTGTAATTTCAAAAGCTGTTCTCCCGTCATCCGCATCATCCTTCCGCAAATAAAAAATCCCGATAAGCATTGTAGCTATCAGGATTTCTTTTGATTTCTTTT